TGGTGATAATATATTATCTAAGTTGGTTATTAGTAGACGATATGAGGTTAATATTAACAATGATTTAAATCATACACAAATAACTCTACCCAATATAAAGAATTTTGTTATGGTTAATGGGGTTGACTTAGAAGAAGATTTTATTTTTATTATTAAGGTTCCTAACCACTTTAATGTTATTAAAAAGAAAATATCTGAAGAAATACTTCAATAAGTATATTTATATATAAACACAACTATGGCAGATAATGGTAATTTTATAAATATTGCGTTCCCCTTCAAAGAAAGTAGAAGAGGTGATTTTGTTAAGTTAAATAGTTCAGACAAACAAGCTGTTAAGGCTGATTTAATGCATCTTATACTTACTAGAAGAGGTGAGAGGCTTTATTTACCAGATTTTGGTACTGATTTACTTAAGTATATTTTTGAAATGAATGATAGCTCAACACATGTTGAAATAAAGAAACATTTAAATGGTATAATAAAGAAATATTTACCAAATCTACAAGTAAATGAAGTAATCGTTGAACAAAATCAAAATAGTGAATATGCCGTTACCGTTAGAATTGATTATACTATAACTGATGATGTTTTTGAAGATACTGATTTTGTTATCATACAACTATAATATCAATTAATTGACATTGCTTGGTTTTGTAATAAATTCAACTCCACAAACTCTAATGCAAAATGGTAATGGGTTTATTTTCTTATTATTATAAATAACCTCATAATGTAAATGAGGACCCGTTGAATTTCCAGTATTACCAACAAAACCTACAATCCCCCCCTTTTTAATTTTTTGTCCTAATTTGACCCTTATTTTGGACATGTGGGCATAGAGTGTTTTATAACCATAACCATGGTCTATAATAATATTGTTACCATAACCATTTCTCTTATATTGTATCTTAACTACCTTCCCATTTCCAGTTGAATATATTGGTACACCAGTTTTTGCTGGAAAATCGATACCAGTATGCATTTTAATTACCTTAAAAATGGGGTGTATCCTATAACCAAACCCAGAAATCTTATTATTCGTTAAATCAAAGTCTTTAATTGGTAATATTGATGGTATTGATGCAAACATAGTTTCTTTGGTGTTAATCTCATCAATTATTAAATCTTGAGAGTTAGCTATAACACCAATATTATGTTTTATCTTTAATAATTTTTTCTTTACTAATGCTAAAACCTCATCATTTGATTTTCCACTTAATTTTTTGTTTAATTCATTATTTGGTCCAGACCATAAATAATCTTTTTTAGGTTCAACACCTAACATGATGGTATAAATGGTATTATCCCTTTCAATTAGGTTATCAATAACAGAATTAACTAAGGTCATCTTATTACTGATATTTTGGTAGTTTTTTCTAAGTATTATTAAATCCTTAACATCATTAGTGTTTTTAACTCTAAGGGTTATTATAGATACAATAGAAGTATATCCAATAATAAAGGCTAGAGTTATAAAAACACTAAGTGGGGTAAATTTAATTAAATACCCCACTTCATCATATTTTAGACTATCTTCATTAAAGATGTATGCTTTATCCATAGTTTAATCTTTATTAAAATTATCATTGATAACTAGAAATATACCAATGATTGTATAAAAAGTCAAATAAACATGTATTTTTTTTAATTTTTTATTATTATGATATTTATAATAAAACAATTATGTTATGCCTAAAAAAATAAATTACTATAGTAGAAACTTTGCTGATGTAAGACAAGAATTGATAAATTTTGTTAAACAATATTACCCTACAATATTCAATGATTTCAACGATGCAAGTGTTGGTATGATGCTTTTAGAGCTAAATGCTGCGGTGGGTGATATGTTATCATTTCAGACTGATAGGATGTTTCAAGAGACACAATTAGACTTTGCACAAGAAAGGAGTTCTATATTGTCTATGGCTAGAACATTTGGGTTAAGGGTGCCAGGCAAGAGACCATCAGTTACAATTGCTGATTTTTCTGTTACTGTACCAGTTTTAGGTGATACATTTGATGTTAGTTATGCACCAGTAATAAGAAGAGGTGCCCAGATAAGTGGTGCTGGAAAAGTATTTGAAGCACCAGATGATATAGATTTTTCTTCACCATTTACTACTGGTGGCATACCAAATAGGCTTATAATACCAAATTTAGATAATAATAACAACATAATAAACTATGTGTTAACAAAAAGAGAGATAGTGACAAATGGTGTTACTAAAACTTTAAAAAGAACAATAAGTGAGAGCGATGTTAGACCATTTTTCGAGGTAATATTACCAGAAGATAATGTTTTATCAATTAACTCAATAATAACCCTAGAGGGTACAAACATAACAAGTAATCCAACCCTATCTCAGTTATATGATGAAGATAATAGATGGTATGAGGTTAATGCCTTAGCTGATGATATAGTATTTATACCAGATAATACAAAACTCAGTGATAATTCAACTGTAAAGCCAGGTAAGTTTAAGAAAGTCAACCAAAGATTTATAAGGGAGTATACCGATAATGGATTCACCAAATTAATTTTTGGTGGTGGTTCTGAAGATATAAGTTCGTTATGTGATTTTGGGGTTAATAAATCACTTGTTAATCGAATTGGTGATTTTATAAATAATACAGCATTTGGTTTAACACCAACCGCAAATCAAACTATGTTTGTGTCTTATAGAGTAGGTGGTGGTGCTTCAACCAATATTGGACCAAATACACTTTCAACTGTTGTTAATATAACAACAGTTGTTAATGGTGCAAATAATGTCATAAATCAACAGGTTAGAAATTCTGTAACTGTTAATAATCCATTACCAGCATTAGGTGGTAGAGATGAACCAAGTATTGAGGAATTAAGAAACTTAGTTAGATATAATTTTTCATCTCAAGAAAGATGTGTAACAATAGAGGACTATAAAACAAGAATTGCGTTGATGCCTGGGGAGTTTGGTATTCCATTTAGAAATAATGTAATGGAGGTACAAAATAAAGTTAAGGTTTTTATATTAACACTTAATGAAAATGGAAACTTAAGTACTAGTTCCACTAGTGCGTTAAAGGACAACATATCAACTTATTTATCAGACTATAGAATGCTTAATGACTATATTGAGATTGATAGTGGTAATGTATATAATATAGGATTTGAGGTTGATTTATTTGTTGATAAACAATTTCCACAATCCGAAGTTATTTCCCAATCAATAAGTACAATTTCAGATTATTTTAATATAGACAAATGGGGCATGGGTGATAATATATATTTGGCTCAATTGGTTGAACAAATAAATAATGTTCCAGGTGTTTTAAATGTTATTGATTTAAGGGTTTACAATAAGGTCGGTGAGGGTAAATATTCATCAAATGAAATTCCGCAACCATATATTGATGATGCAACAAGACAAATTGATTTATTGGGTGAGTACACACTTTTTGGGGACCCAGTGGGTATGTTTGAAATTAAATTTATTGACCAAGACATCAAAATAAGAGTAAAATAATTTAAATACAATTATTGACTTTATTCAATTTAAACGTTATATAATATGGTATAACATAATCATAAAAATTTTTTATATGGGTTGCAATTGTAAGAATAAAAATAATGGTAATTTGACAAATGAGTCTGAAAATGATAAAACATTTGGTGATAAAATACTAACATTTTCGGTTAAGGTAATTTTATTTATCTTTGTTTCAATATTAATTAGTGTGGTAATTATTCCATTTTCTATATATGTGATACATAAGGCAATCTTTAGAGATGGCACCTTGAATGTGGAAAATTTCATAACGAACAGTAAAAAATATTTTAATAAGAATAATGCTATCAATAATCATACACCCAAAACTAATGTTGTTGATAGTCAAAATAATTAAAAATAAAGATAATTAATGTCTAACAACATAAGAATAAAAACTACTCCAGGGGGTGAAAATAAATTCCTAAAGGTAAAAATAAACCAAGACTTTGATTTTATTGAAATCCTATCATTAAGGATATCTCAAAATCAAGCGTATAAGCGTTTTTGTTCTGACTATGGTGTTGTTGTTGGTAGAGTAATTGTTAACAATGGGGTGGGCGTTCCAAATACTAAGGTTTCCATATTTATACCAATCGATAGTGATGATGCACTAGACCCAGAAATACTAGGTCTTTACCCATTTGAGATATTTACGGATAAAGATTCTGATGGTATACCATATAATTTACTACCTAAAAATTCAAGAGGTAAGGACGATTGCTACACAACAATTGGTACTTTTCCAAGTAAACGAGAAATACAAGATAACGCACAATTAAGTGATATATATTGTAAGTATTATAAATACACTACCACCACAAATGATTCTGGTGATTTTATGATATTTGGTGTTCCAGTAGGTTCACATTTTTTACATGTTGAAGCTGATATTTCAGATATTGGTATTTTTTCACAAAAACCCTACGAATTAATAATAGATGGGGGTAATTCAACTAATTTTCAATCACCAACAAAATATAAGGATAGATTACAAACATCAAACTTAAGTCAATTAAAAAGATTTTCACCGATTAGTGCCAGTGTTATACCATTTTGGGGTGACACTGACCAATGTGAAGTTGGTATAAGTAGAATTGATGTTGACTTAAGAGTAAATATAACACCAAGTGCCTTATTTGTTGGTTCGATAATTAGTGATAGTGGTAAGAATAGTCTTGGTAAGTTTTGTGTTCCTAGAGAAGATATGGGGAAACATTCACAATTATCTACTGGTTCTGGTACCATAGAAATGATTAGGAAAACCAGAAATGGTGGTACTGAAAGATTTGATGTTAATGGTGGACAAGTTATTGATGATAATGGTACTTGGGCTTACTTAATTCCAATGAACCTTAATTATATTGTTACATC